TTAAGGCCGCGTCCATCTTGAACAACGCCTTTAGCACTGGCTCTCCTGTGGGAGACGGTGCGGCTCTTTGCTCTGCGGCTCACCCTTCCCTTTCAGGGAATCAACGAAACCTGCTGTCAACCGCCGCTGACCTCAACGAGACTTCTCTTGAGCAGATGCTAATTGACATCGCTGGTTTCACGGATGAGCGTGGTCTGAAGATCGCGGTACGTGGTATGAAGATGATTATCCCGAAAGAACTGCAATTTATTGCAGAGCGGGTGATCAACTCCAACCTGCGTCCGGGGACTGCGGACAATGACCTCAACGCAACCAAGTCTATGGGTATGCTCCCAGATGGCGCGGTAGTTAACCATTTCTTGACCGACACAGATGCGTTCTTCATTAAGACTGACGCACCTAACGGCTTCAAGATGTTTAACAGAAGCCCCATCAAGACTGCAATGGAAGGTGACTTCGACACTGGCAACATGCGCTTCAAGGCGCGTGAGCGTTACAGTTTCGGGGTTTCTGACTGGCGTTGTGTCTTTGGCACACCGGGTGCCTAAAAATCAAGCCGCCTTCGGGCGGCTTTTTTTGTTCCACGTGGAACATTTATGTTAATATAAATTTTTCCTGACAGTCTCATACTGAGGCTGACACTGGCCACGACAGGAGAACCTCATGGCTAATACTACGTTTAACGGTCCCGTCCGTTCTGAAAACGGTTTTCAAGATATAACCAAAAACTCCACTACCGGTGCTGTAACTAGCACAATGACGCTTTCTACTTATGAAACGACCATTACGGTAGCGGATGGTGCCACCACGGGAAAAGAGTCTGCAATTGGTATCCCAGATAACTTCATTCCTATGGGCGTCACAATCGCTGTTACTACAGCCGCCGCGAACGCTGTAAACCTTCAAGACATTGGCACAGATGCTGATACGGATGGTTTTGTTGACGGTATTTCAGCCGCGGTGAATTCGACCGGATTTAAAGGGTTTTTCCCATGTAATGGTGTCCTTGGAATGTCGGGTGGTACAACCACTGCGGCTACGGGCACAGCAGATGAGGTTGAGCTTGTTGTTTCGGGTGATCCCGGCGGCGACACGGTCATTGTTTTGAAGTTTTTTGGAATATCCAGCACTTCTGACGCATCCTAACGGGAGATACCCATGGCTAATTCAGACGTAAGATCAAAGCGTCTGACCGGGACGGGCTCTGCTGGTGTAGGGCCTGCTCGTATTCGTCAGATTCAAGTTTTTTCTGCTTCAGGAACGCCTCGTCTTACTATGACAGACGGAAGTGGCGGAAGCACTGTATTGGACTTGGATTTTTCTGCGAGCGAGACACACTCGGTCAATATTCCGGATGAAGGCATTAAAGTCTCTGATATTTTTGTCAGTGTCTTAACTAACATTACGGCAATCACGGTGTTTTTTAGCTGATGGCTACTACCAAAGACGTAAAAAGACTTCCTTCGGGTCGTTTGAGTTATCGTGGAGAGACGTTTTCTGGCTATAACAAGCCAAAAAAAACGCCCGGTAAGTCAAAGAAAAGCGCGGTCTTGGCTAAAAAAGGTAGTGAAGTAAAGCTTGTTCGCTTTGGTGACCCCAACATGTCGATTAAAAAGTCCCAACCGGGGCGTAGAAGTAATTTTAGGGCACGTCACAACTGTGACACAGCTAAAGATAAGTTTTCGCCGCGATATTGGTCTTGTAAGGCGTGGTAACTATGCGGGTAGAAGACGTTTTATCAAAGCTGGAAAAGCATGAGGCGGAGTGTGCCCTTCGGTATGAGCGTATTGGAGAGCGGCTAGACGACCAAAAAAACTCTTTAAAAGCGTTAGATATAAAGATCTGGGGTCTAGCTGTTTTAATTATAAGTGTTCCTGTTCTCAGTCAGTGGGTAACCGGGTGACACATGGCCAGTGACCCTCTACAGGTGGGTGGTGTTAGGTGGCCCAATATGATGCAGAAGCCTACGGGTATCGTGGCTGGTGCGGCTAATCCTGCTATGGATCCCACTACCTTGAGCAATTCCCAGATACCCATGGAGTCCTCAAAGGTCAGATTCCAGCCCACATCCGTTGATACCACCCCTTCTACTGATGCTACGAAGGGCAGAGCAATAGACACTTACGCGTGAGGATTTATTATGGGTATGTCTACATCAAGGGTAAAAACAGGACCTAAAAAAGCTAAAGTCCAAGTCACTTACATGCGTAAAGGTGGCGCGGCTTCTAGCAAGAGTAAGGGCAGTAAAATTTGTCCTGAAGGCAAAGCTTGGGCAAAGCGTACTTTTGACACATACCCTTCTGCTTACGCTAATTTGGCGGCTAGTAAATACTGTAAAGACCCTAATTACGCCAAAAAATCTAAAGGCGGCAAAAGAAAAGGAAAATGAGGTTTTAAAATGCCCGAAATGACGGTTGCTCAGAAACGAAAAATGATAGCTGAACTGCGTAAAGCCTCTAAATTACACGCTGGTCAAGCAGATCGTTTAGAAAAAACCCTGCCGGGTTCAAAAAAATCTGGAAAAAAAGGTAATGGGCGAACTTAAAAAGTGGCTTGATCAAGATTGGGTTCGCATCGACAGCAGTGGCAACATTGTTGGAGAATGTGGCACGTCCAAAGATAAAAAGCGCCCAGACCGTTGCCTACCCCGTTCTAAAGCAAACAGTTTAAGTAAAGCTGAACGGGCCGCTACAGCTAAAAAAAAGAAGCGTGAAGGGGCTAAAGGTAAACAAGTTGTGTCAAACACTAAAGCGGCTAAGGTCAAAATGGCGGCTAATGGTGGTGAAATACGCAAAAATCATCGTGGCTGTGGTGCAGTCATGTCTGAACGTCGTAAAAGAACTCGTTACACATAGGAGAAGTAAAATGGCTGGTAGTAGAGTTAATTTAGGTAATGGTGCCCCTAGAGGCAGTTCTAGTAAAACGTCCAAGGGCGGCGCAATGAAGAAGTCCAAGGGCGGCGCGATCAAAAAGTCCAAGGGCGGCGCAATGATGAAGCCTCCCGGTATGAAAGGTGGCGGGGCGGCCAAAAAAGCCAAGGGTAATTCTATGATGAAGCCCCCCGGCGTTGTCAAAAAAGCCAAAGGCGGCGCATTGATGAAGAAAAAGAAGCCTATGGGCGGATGATTAGTGGCTCATCTGATAAGCAACATCCCGTATTTTAAATGCTGGGTGCGAAAAGAATTTACATGTGACCACCAGCGATATCATGGTGAGTTTTTACATGCGCTTGCTATAGCGGTAAACACAATTCCAGATAGGTCCTTGAGTTTTCAAGTGGTTTTTACTGGAATTACAGACACTTCCGATGACGTTGAGTCAAACGTCCACGGAGGAGCGATGTGGGCACGTATGCCAATACAAGCATTGGTAGCGGATGTGCCTTTAGATGATTGGCCGGAGAGGATGGAGGACCATCTTTGTCAGCCGTGGGATTGCGAATCTATTGATCACAGTGTGGTTGTAATAGATCGCGTTAGCTCAAGTCCGTGGATAGCTAAGGTTAATCATGAGTTCTATGAAGCACGGTACGTTATGACTATTGATTATACCGGAAACGCCATTGCTGATTCCCCGGATCAACATAAACAAAGCCATCTGTTATATCTGACAGAGGGACCGTGGGCAGGTAATATGGTGGCATTGCCTAATAACCGGGTGCGAGCTACGTCACCCGCTTTGTGGAACACAGGAGAGGGTGCGCCTGATTTTACGCCTAGTCAGTACACACATACGGCGGAGGGGCACAGTAGCTATACAGATCCAAACATTACGTTTGATAATTTGTATTCAGAAGGGGTTGACGAAAATGGCGTTGAAGAAAATACCTAAAGGTAACAAGGGTTTACCAAAGCTACCTACAGAAGTCCGAAACAAGATGGGCTTTATGAAGGATGGTGGCCCGGTAAATGCACACAAGCAGGAAGCCATGAGCCCTTGCCCGAAGCCACGGGTACGAGGTTATAAGTAATGGCCGTATCAGGTTCAACAGACTTTGAGTTAGATGTAAGCGATTACATCGAAGAGGCGTTTGAGCGGTGTGGACTAGAAGTCCGCACGGGTTATGACCTCAAAACGGCAAAAAGGTCGTTGAATCTGATGCTGGGCGATTGGGCCAACCGGGGCTTGAATCAATGGACTATTGAGCAAACAACGGTAACTTTGACTCAAGGCACGGCCAATTACACGCTTGGTGCTTCTACAATTGATGTGTTAGATGCAGTGGTTCGTAGAGATGGCACGGATATTTCTTTAGAAAGAATTAGTCGCAGTGAGTACATCAATATCCCTACTAAAACGACGCAGGCTCGCCCTTCGCAGTTTTTTGTAGACCGTCAAATTGACCCCACGCTGAAACTTTGGCCGGTGCCTGAAAACAGCACGGATACAGTCATTATTGACAAGCTTGTGCGAATTGATGATGCCGACACGTTTATTAACACGATGGACATTCCATTTCGTTTTTATCCTTGTTTAGC